ACGAATTTAAGGAAGCTGCTGGGTTTGCCCTGAAGTTAGATGAAGTTAGTGATGTTGACTCACTAGAGCTGGTTAATGCTTCAATGAATAATCCGAGAAGGATTTTTCTATATCGACGCATTGCACGCTTTGAGATACTCAATGGCGGTGAATAACAAGAAAAAACAAGTTAAGGAAATTATAAAGTGCGGAAAAGAGCCGTTATATTTCATTAACAAGTATGTTAAAATCCAACATCCTGAAAGAGGTACTATACCCTTTGACACCTACAAGTTTCAGGACGATTGTGTTGAAAATTTTATTGATAATCGATTCAATATTATTGTAAAGTCTAGGCAGCTCGGCCTTTCGACACTTGTTGCTGCTTATGCTGTTTGGTTGGCTGTTTTTTATAAGGACAAAAACGTTCTTGTAATTGCAACGAAACTTGCTGTTGCTATGAATTTTATAAAAAAGGTTAAGGTTGCATTGAGAAGCATGCCTCCCTGGCTTATGATTCCAGAAATAATTGGAAATAATAAACAAAGCGTTGAATTTAGTAATGGTTCGACAATAAAGGCAATACCAACATCTGACGATGCCGGCCGCTCCGAAGCTCTTTCGCTGTTAATTATTGATGAAGCTGCCTTTGTCCGCAATTTTGATGAACTCTGGATGGGCTTGTACCCCACTTTGTCCACTGGGGGTAGGGCAATTGTACTGTCGACACCAAATGGTGTTGGTGGGCAATATTATGACCTTTATATGAAGGCAGAAGCTGGTGAAAATGATTTCCATCCAGTTAAGCTTCCGTGGAGCGTCCATCCTGAGCGAGATGACCATTGGTTTGACACTGAAGCTAAAAACATGAATGAAAAGCAGATTGCTCAAGAGTTAATGTGCGATTTTGCTGCAGCGGGCGACACGTTTCTTTCTCCGGCTGAAATTGATTATGTTAGAAATTGTATCCGCTCACCAATTGAGAAGTGGGGACCCGAGAATGCCGTTTGGGTTTGGAAATATCCTCTATCTGAAAAGAAATATCTCGTCAGTGCTGACGTTGCCCGCGGTGACGGTGCTGATTACTCGACATTTATAGTTTTTGATATTCAGAATAGCGAAGTCGTTGCAGATTTTAAGTCAAAGATTCCACCTGATGAATTTGCCACTGTGCTGGCCGAGGTCGGCCGTAGATATAATGATGCAATCCTTGCACCGGAGAGTAACACATATGGATATGCCGTTTTGATGAAACTTCAAGAACTAAAATACCCATCTATTTATTTTGCAAAAGAAAAGGATAAATTTGCTGTTTTATACGGGAACGGGAATATCGGAAAGGCTGGTTTTTCAACACAAGGAACATCCAGGCCAAAAATTTTAACAAAACTTGAAGAGGTTATTAGGAACAAACACCTGATGATTTATTCTTCAAGAATTTATGAAGAATTAAAAACATTTATATGGAAAGGATCAAAGCCTCAGGCGATGCGTGGAAAAAATGATGACCTGGTTATGGCTCTAGCAATTGGGTGTTGGTTGTTTGACACATCTTCCGAATATTCAAAACAGGCTATCGATTTAAACAGTGCAATGTTAGCAGCAATGTCAGTTAACAAGAACAAGGTTGATGGTTTAATGGATCCAAATTTAAAGACAATGCAGAGATTAAACCCGTATAAACCTGTGCTTATTTCAGGTGACCAACCTTCTGAAGAAAATAAAGAGAGCAACAGGATAACCGATTTTTCGTGGTTACTTAAGTAGATAATTAGTTATAATTAATCGTGGTGTAAGATATGGCAGAACAAAACAGTAATTTATTTTCAAGGCTGACTAGCTTATTTAGGGACGGCCCGTCAATAAAGCGAAGGGTCCGCGCTTTTGACTCAAAATCAGGCGCATCTTCGTCATTGCAACAATTCCGACGCGCTCATTCTGATGTTTATTCAAGTACAATGAGCGCTTATGGCGCTTTTGATAGGATGTCCAGATATTCTGATTTTTCAGAGATGGAATCAACTCCAGAAATTGCTTCTGCACTTGACATATATGCAGAAGAAACTGTTTCTGCTGATGATAAAGGAAATGTGCTACACGTTTATTCCGAAAATAGAAAAATAAGAGAGTTGCTCCATACATTGTTTTATGATACACTTAATGTTGATTTTAATTTACCTATGTGGGTTAGAAATCTTGTTAAGTATGGAGATTTCTTTCTTTTTAATGATGTTTCTCCAGAATTTGGAATTATAGCAGTCTACCCTATTCCAATTTCAGAAATTGAGCGAGAAGAAGGCTTTGATCCAAATGATCCAGCAGCCGTCAGGTTCAGGTGGATGACACAAGGAAATCAAGTTTTAGAAAATTGGCAAATTTCTCATTTTCGGCTGCTTGGAAATGATGCCTTTCTGCCATATGGTTCAAGTGTCCTTGAATCCGCTCGACGAATTTGGAGGCAGTTAATATTAATTGAAGATGCAATGTTGGTTTATAGGGTGATTCGGTCACCCGAGAGACGTGTTTTTTATATTGATGTTGGTAATGTTCCACCGGAAGATGTTGCTACATACCTCGAGCAGGCAAAAAACTCTTTAAAGAGAGAACCGGTAATTAATAAGTCTGATGGCAGAGTTGATTTGAGATTTAATCCCATGAGCGTCGATGAAGATTATTTTATTCCAGTTCGTGGCGGTGATTCAGGAACTAAAATTGATACTCTTGCAGGCGGACAAAACACGACAGCAATCGAAGATGTTGAATACATTCAGAAGAAGTTATTTGCTGCGTTGAAAATTCCGAAAGCTTATCTTGGTTATGACGAATCAATCGGTTCAAAAGCAACATTAGCACAGGAAGATATTAGATTCTCCCGCGCTATTTCCAGAATTCAGAGAACAGTTATAGCTGAACTAAATAAAGTTGCAATGATCCACCTGTATTCTCACGGTTTTTCAGGTGAAACACTAATAGATTTTGAATTAAAACTGTCAAACCCTTCATCAATTGCACAACAACAAAAGCTGGAATTAATTAGTACTAAATTTGATATCGCAGGGAAGGTTCCGGAGGGTCTTGTTGATAGGCGTTGGGTACAGAAAAATGTAATGCAGCTCACAGATGAAGAAATTGATTTTATTGCTGAGGGAAGAATTGAAGATAAGCTGCTCGATGCAGATGTTGAAGCAGCAGCAACTGCCGAAGAGGGTGGTGATGCCGGCGGAGGAGACGATTTCGCGGCCGATGAGGGCGGTGACGAAGGAGGCCTCTTCTCAGCAGATATACCGGGTGGAAAGCTTTTAATTGGTGACGAAAATATTATTGATGAAGATGAGGATGAAATAAAAGATTTATCTATCGATGATGATGATGCCCCAATAAAGGTCGATCGACAGATAAGGAATGCATTTGGTGAGCCAATTAAGAGAAGAAAAAATCGACTTGGTCCAGGCTATTTACAAATGCCGGATTTAGCAAGTATCGCCGGCATAGGAAGCACAACTAGGTCTAGAGATACTAGCAATAGGCCATTTGAAGCCAACATTAACGATTTTGCAGATTTGTTGAATGACGATATTGGCTTTTCAGTGAAACCAAGAATGAATCCAAATATTACCAAAGCGTTATCTAGTCTCGACAGCGTAATAAATAATAAGGTAAGAGTATTAAAAGAAGACAATGATAAAGAATCAAAAGTCCGAAACAAAACAACAGAAGAGGAAGATCAAAGTGGCACGCCATAATAAGAAGAGGAATGTCGGTCTAATTTATGAGCTATTAATACAGCGGTTAAGCAAAGCTGTTGTTGAAGGCGATAAAAAAAATATTACCGTCATAGAGGGAATAATACATTCTAGGTTTAAAAAAGGAACAGAGTTATATAAAGAATTCAGATTGTTTAATGCCCTTGTTACAACAAATACTGTTTCTGAACAGCTCGCGTATAGAATATTGAATGAGGCAAAAATAGCTTCTGTAGATCATGATAAGAAAAAGCTGGATAAAGAAAAGTCTTTGTTAATAAAGGATGTTAATCATAAGATAAATGAAACAACTTTTTATGATAAAAAAGTAGAAAACTATACAGTGTATGCATCTGCACAGCAGTTATTTAATTTGTGGAGAGATAAAGAAGCAAATATTGTTGAAGTTGCAAAACATGAAGCAACGGTTCACACATGGCTTATTAGAGAAGATGATCGAAAAGAATTGCTGGAGCACAAAACACCAGATGTTAACGATCTAACGCTACAAGTGATGAAAGATAAGTTTGAGGCAAAATATGGTGCATCATTGAATCCATACCAACAAAATCTTTTACGCTTTTATTGTGAAGGAAATAAAACGAAATTAAACCAGCTTATCACAGAATTGTCTACCAGCATTTCAAGACAAATTGATAGATATGCCAAGAAAAGTGGCGATAAATTTTTAGTTGAAAAGGTCATAAGCACAAAAAACATAATCAGCTCACATGACACTTCTTGTGATATTGATGGTGTGTCAAGGGCAATGATGATAGCCCAATTATCAGAAGAATTAAGAGAGTTATAAGATGTCAAAAGTTAATTTACTAACAAGCTGGGCTCCGTTTGATTACTCCGTTGAGTCAATTAAAGAATCAAGAGCATTAAACGATGGAAAAATTATAATGAAAGGGGTTCTGCAGAAAGCAGATACACTAAATCAAAATGGAAGGGTTTATCCTAAGGTAATTTTAGAGCGTGAAATAAGAAATTATCAAAAATTTATCCGTGAAAATAGGGCTCTTGGAGAGTGTGATCATCCAGATTCATCAGTTGTTGAATTAAAAAATGCATCCCACATCATAAGGGAAGCCCATATGGATGAAGACATTGTCTATGGTACTGTAGAGCTTTTGGATACTCCTGCTGGAAAAATTTTGCAATCGCTTGTTGAATCCGGTGTTACTTTAGGAATCAGCTCCCGTGGTGTAGGTTCAACAACATCACAAGGTTCACATCAGGTGGTTCAAGATGATTTTCAGCTTATCTGCTGGGATTTTGTAAGTGAACCGTCAACTCCTGGAGCGTTTATGATGCGCGAGGGTGTCGAGATTTCTCGTTCAGATTTAAAAAAGGTGTTTAACGCATCAGACCGTATAGATAGAATATGCAATGATATACTAGATTGGGAGAACTCATGAGTCTTAAGAATGTAAAACCAGGGCTTCACGACATTGGTCAATATGAAATATCTGGTGTTCCCTATCTTGCCACAGTGGGCGCCTCTTCATCGATGACAATTACTTTAAAGTATGTTGCTAGTGAAGTAACTGTTACTGCATCCGGTGGTACACTAACCATAAATTTTGGCCAATCAAACTCAGCCAACGTTACGGTACCGGACGGTGGGGTAATGACAGTTAGAGGAAAAATAAGAACGATTACTGTTGCGACTGGCGCTGGATGCATCGGAAGTGTAGTAGCATCATTGACTGGAATTAAGTCTGGCAATTTACCAGTTTATGATCAGAATGATTATGGTGGAACTGCATAGGGGGTAATGGACATGGCTAAGATATCTAGAGAATTATTAAAAGGCATTGTGAAAGAATGTCTTGTTGAAATTTTATCCGAGGGTCTTTCGACAAAGACCTCAAGTTCAGGTGCAAGTTTGAATGAGGTAACGCATAAAAAACCGCGACGGTCAAAAAAGCAAGAACCGGTAAGGAGAAAAGCTGCTGATTTAGTTAGCTTTGGGGAAACAAAAAACAAACAATCAGATGCACTCAACCAGCGAATAACAGCTGCAGCTGGAGGGAATAGCATAATGGAAAGTATTTTGAGGGATACTGCAAAAAATACACTTCCGACAATGTTGGCAGCTGACAACAGAAAAGATCGCGGAATGGCAGAACGCTTATCCCGCGGGGATCAGGCCACCCGGGCAATGGCAGATGCTGATCCTATGAGCGTTTTCGAAGGTGCGTCTAATTGGGCGGCACTTGCTTTTGCAGAAAAACAAAAGAATTAATTTGTTTTGAGCAATTTTTTAGAAAACTTGATATTTAATTTTGAGCAAGGCTCACGGAGTATATTATGTCGAAAAGAATTAAAAAATTAACACCCGCAGTATTGCGGAGAATGGTTTTAAGAGANANACTTTCTGGTGAGGAAACTCCAGTTGATAAAGTGTCCGCCGTTGAGGTTGGCGCTGATGAGCTGGGTACATCCGCAGCACTAGAAAAAGATATTGATCATGCTAAAGTTTTAAAGCTTGAAGAAACAAGGCTACGCAATAGGCTTACAAAAGTTGTAAAGGCTCGCCGCAAAATTGCATGTCGAATTCTAAAGGGTTTATAAGATGGCAACAAAACAAGGTACAACAATTACTGGAGAATCAGCCGGTGGATTGGGAAAGAGGAATACGGCAAACATAAAAGCTGCATATCCATCTAGTCCCCTGTATTCTGGTGGATCAACAAATAATGATGCGCTTACCGATGATGGGACTCTTGGCGCTGATTGCGCAATGAGGGTGTGGTATCAGACTTATGTCCTTGATGGCAACACCAACAATAAAACACCTGATGGCGAAACTCGTGCAAATGATGCATTCCCAGGTGTTTCTATGGATTTTGATGACAACGGAGCGCCGACATTGATCTCTACACAAGAGGTACCAGGTCTTGCAGGTGGTAGCGAATACATC